TAAAATAAATCCTGCTTCGTTATCTTCTAAATTAAATTGTATTGCCATTTTAAATCCCCTTTATGATTAATTTGTAGTTGTTGTTGTGTTGCTTGTTTCAGTTGTTACTGATACGTTTGCTGCTGCCCATGGTAGTGGTGGTGTCACTACAGGTGGGTTTTTAAGAGCTTCTAACTGACTATTTACACTAGTTTCGTAATTAGCTACTTGTTCTTTACCCAAAGCATCTTTTACCCATGCTACCAAAATTTCTTCTGTTAGATTACCGTAGTCTGTAAATGGACTATCTTCTTCATAAGTAACTCCTTGAGAGCCATATACAGAAGTTGCATAGTCACCATCTACACCATTAAGTCTCCAGTGGATAGTTTCTACTACATCTGTTTTACCATCAAAAGATGGTTTACAGTTTAATGTTTCTATTTTCCATATTAATGCCATTTTATTTTCCTTCTAAAATTGTTATTCTTGCTTTTAGGTCGTTGATGATGGTTTGTTGTTCTTGAATGGCTGCTACTAAATATGGAATTGCACCGCTATTATCCATTCCTTGATAAACAGGCTTTCCTTCTTCGTCTACAGCATCTTTTTCACCTACTACACTTCTAGGTAATATTTCTTGAAATTCATGTGCTAAAAACCCACTATCAGATGTTCCATCAGGTTTCCATGTAAAATTGACAGGATTTAATGCTTGGATTGTTTCAAGACCATTCGTAATTTTTGTTGCATTATCTTTTAAACGATAATCAGAAGTAATGTTATAAAGAACACCTGTCGTTCCATTTTGTGAAATAGAACCAATTTGACCGCCATTGTAAGAAAAATCAATATACACAGAACCTGATGCAGTTCCAGAGTGCATAGTCCAAATAATTGCATTTGCTGGTGAAATTGTAGTTGCATTAGCATTTTGTCTGCCTACTGTTGTAGTTCCTACCAACACATTACCACTAGAGTCTATACGCATACGTTCTGCGCCATTTGTATTAAATGCCATTGCTAAATCATATTCAAGAGTTCCATACACTCCACCATTAGCATAATTTGGATTTACATATATATTTTTAGTGCTTCTTGTAATATTTAAAACTGCATTAGTTCCTGATACTTGAAGCTGTGTAGATGGACTCGTAGTGCCAATCCCTACATTCTGTGATGAGTCAATATATAAAGCGTTTGTGCCATTAGTTGATAATCCAAGTGAGTTTGTAGCAGGAAGATATAAACCATTACCAGTAACAGATGATCCTGTTGGAATGAGTTTTGATGCAGTCGCAGTACCTGTAGTTGAAAAGTTTGTTCCATCAAAACTTAACGCTGTACTTGTTGTACCCACATTACTTGAGTTAGTGTATACAACAGCATTAGCATTATTATATGAATGTGTTACTGCAGCATTAATTGATCCACTAGAAATAGTAACATTAGATAATGTAAGATTTCCTACAGAGCTTGTAGTTGATCCTAAAGTTAAAGTAGCGTTACCTAATGTTGTGGTTGAGTTAGCAAGGAAACTATTGGGAAATGTAGTGGCTACATTAGATATAGTGACATTAGTTAAAGTTAAATTACCAATAGATGTAGTTGTGTTGCCAAGATAGACGGCAGTATTACCCAGCGTAATAGCTGTAGCAAAATTAGCATCTAGTTGACTTAAGGGTATAGATGATGTTGCGGTAGCAAAAGTATACGTTACAGCCATGTTAGAACCTCACTCTCAATTCATGTTCAAATTCAAATGTATTATAAATAAAATTAGGCGAAGTAGATGTCATTGTTAAGCCCAAATACTTACCCCATTGTTGTGCATCTGACTTGTACAAATAATATCCTGCCGTGAATATCCATGATATTACAACAGAACTGTTATTTATCCAAGGGATAACTTGTCCTGCATTATTAGTCCATCCGTCTGTATTTTGTAAAGCATAAGTAGGACTAGAATTAGTTTCGGAGTCTACAGTCACATTGACTTGACCGCCAGCCGTTAAAGTAGCTTCTACCCCAAATTTAAGGGCTTGTTTTGTACGGATAGGGTCTTGCATTGGCAATAAAGCCGTTTGTATGTAAGACGATATATTAGACGTAGTATCTGAATAAAGTTTATATAAATTAGTGCCAGATGTACCAAATAAGGTTACTTTACCGCCTACAGGTACAGAAGTAATAGAAGCTAGATTATTACCTTGACTTGTTAAAAACCATTTCTTTTCAAAGAATACAGCTTGAATATAACGACTTGAAGATGTATTACCAGCAGTACCAGTATATTTAAAATTAAACGCAGCACAAAGAATATTGTTGAGCAATACTTGTCCTGCATAAATAGGACTATTAAAGTCAATGTATGGGAAGATACCGTCTAATTGATCTGATATTTTAGATGTAGTTGAACCTACAAGTGCATATACACCGTAATCATTTAAAAATAGTACAGACCTAAAATATGGGAAGATTGCATTAGGGCGTTTACTACCTACAGAAGCTGATACGTTCGTATTAGTAAATACGGTTGTACCATTGGTTTGAACAATGACATCAGAGAATACGTTAATACTGTCATCACCAAAAATATATAAGAAGTTATTGGCTGATAGTAAGTATTGAATGTTTCCGTGTAAGGTTGAATCAGTTAAAGTGACAGAACCGGCAGAAACGCTTGTAAAATCAGAATAAGAGCCTGCCGCACTATAAAATATGGTTCTACCTTGAGCAATCCATACACGACCAGAGAATGTAGCAATAGATACATTTTGTGTGCTATTTACAATAGGTGTTAAGACTGCACCTGAACCTCCACCACCACTGACTGTAACTACAGTATTGGCTGCATTAGTATAGCCACTACCTTGATTAGTCATAATGACTTGTGTAATCACATTACCAGAAGTAATCGCTTGAGCAGTCGCACCTGTACCGCCACCACCTGAAATAGAAATCGTAATATTGGCAGCATTGGTGTATCCAGAGCCACCATTTTGTACAGAAATGCTTAATGTGCCAGTTTGGAAGTTTAATAATTGAGCAATCGCTGTAGCATTATTACCACCACCACCAGAAATAGTGACTGTAAGATTTGCGGCATTAGTATAGCCCGTACCTGCATTAGATAAGGATATAGCTGAAACTGCATTGGCTGTAATCGTAGAAACAGCATTAGCTTGTACACCATTTGTAGTATCAGGTGCAGAAATAGTAACTGTAGGCGCAGATGTATAGCCAGAACCAGGGTTGGTAATACCAATAACACCTACAGCGCCAATAGAAACTACACTATTGCCATCCCATGTAGAATAACCCTTATCAGGATCAAGAATGAGCATACGCTCATTTTTCCATTGTGTTGTAGTTACACCTGTATTTGAGAATGTACCAGCAGCAGCAATTGTGCCTTTGGTATTAGTCTGTATATTATAGTATTCAGCAGAACCGTTATCTTCAAACGCTATCACATAATCATTAAGACCAATATTGCAAGATGTTAAAGTCGTAGGTGTATGAGACCATACAACTGCAACATTGCCTGAATCGTATACTTGAGAATAATTAGGTAAGATGCGTAAATTACCAAAACCAATAGGTTGGGCGTTTTCTAACCAAGAGAACTCATCTTCAGTGATCGCTGTTCTATTAGATTTGGTATCAAGCCCTTTAAAATTCTTTATGACCTGATACGATTTCTTCTGTTCTGGAGACGCTGCCATGTTTAGTATGGAGAACTATAAACGCTAGGAATACGTCTTGTATAAACGCTGTTTAATACAGAAGATACGTGTTTAATGTATTCTTGTTTAAATATTTCAGCTTCACCAAAAGACTGTTCATAATATTTAGCTATATAAGCTGCATAATATTTCACAGGCGTTGTATAAGGATCATTAATGACATCGGGTGTAGTCTGATTAGCCAATGTCAATTGATTTGGTAAAACTACACAATCTACTTCAATTTGATACACTTGATCTGGCACAGGTCCAATATAAATTTGTTGTTGACCATAAATAGAGAACGCTAATGGTCTACCAATATAGTTTTGCCAAAAACGTAAACGAGCATTAAAGTCTGTCCAAGATAAGTAATCCATAGGCACACGAGTATTACCCCAATAA